ATGGCCATCAATACGCTTACCGATGCAGACTGCCGCCGCGCCACGCCGAATGACGGCAAGCTGCGCAAGCTCTTCGATGGCCACGGCCTGATGCTGGCCGTCCTGCCGAGCGGAAACAAGGTTTGGCGCATGGCCTATCGTAACGACGAGGGCAAGCAGCAAACTGCCGTCATCGGCCCGTATCCCCTGATCGGCCTCAAGGAAGCGCGCGAGCGCCGGGACGTTTTGCGGTTGAAACTGATCGACGGCGACGACCTCAAGCCCAAGCGCAAGGCAAGCAGCCCATCCATTACCCTTGATGCCGCCATCGATACCTACTGGGCGGGACGCACGGACATCAGCGCCGGCTACAAGGCAAATGCACTGCGCGCGCTGGCCATGTACGTCTCGCCGACGCTGGGCGCGAAAACCGTGCGTGAAATTACCAAGGAAGACTTGATGGCCGCGCTGCGCCCGATGGATGCCGCCGGCCTGTCCGTGTACGTTCGGCGCGTGCGCATGTGGGTGGGCCAGGTGCTCGACTGGTCTATCCAGCACGGCCACTGCGAAGAAAACCCCGCATCGAACATCAATTCGAAGGTCGCCTTTTCCCGCAAGCCGCGCGAAGGGTTCGCCGCCCTGGCATTGGCCGAGGTGCATCCGTTCATGGAGCGCCTGGCCCTGGAAGATGAAATTCAGTCTGTACTCGCCTGCAAGCTGCTGGCGTTGACGTGGACGCGCACGGACGAGCTGCGGCGCATGACCTGGGCGGAAGTGGAGGGTGATGTCTGGCGGATACCGGGCAAGCGCATGAAGAAGGGCCGCGAGCACCTGGTGCCGCTGTCTTCCCAGGCGCTGGACCTGCTGGCTGAAATGAAGCTGCGTTCGCGGGGCAGCAACTACGTTTTTCCGAACGACCGGGGCGGCAGCCGCCCCATGAGTGAAAACGCGATTCTTTACCTCATTCACCGTATCGGCTTCAAGGGCAAGATGACGGGCCACGGCTGGCGCAAGGTCGGTTCCACCTGGGCCAACGAGCACGAATACAACTCGGACCACGTTGAAGTGCAGCTCGCGCACAAGGACGGCGGCGTGCGCGGGGTCTACAACTCCGCGGAGTACCTGAAGCAGCGCCGCGTGATGCTTCAGGCCTTCGCCGACTGGTTGTTAAAGCAGCCTGATCCCAGCGGCTTGGAGCGTTGAAAGGCGCCATCCCAGCGTGCGCTGGGTTATGGCAACGTCCGCCGGCGGCAGCTTGTTCTCCTTCACCCATCTGCGCAGCGTCTCCGAAGTGACGCCCAGCATTTTGTATAAGTCCTGGCGGTAAATAATTCGGTCTGCGTTCATTACTTGATTCCTTTCGTGGTGGGGTTTTTCTTGCGCTGGGCTGGTTCTGTATGGCCGCCTTTGTTTTGCACCGCCAAGGCGAATGCTTCGGCCTCGGTGTGGTGCGGTACTTCGACGCCAGGCTTGCGGTAGTCGCGCAGCCGGCAGAATTCTTTGTATTGGTCCATTTTCATAATCTCCTTCTAGTCCGTGCATCCACAATCGGTTAAGGCGTCGTCGAAGGGAAACAGCTCCCCGTGATTCATCGCCATGTCATACATCGCTTGATAGCTGGGCCTGTCCTTGCGGAACCAGCCGCCAGCACCAGATCCGGACGCCTGGGCGTTCTTTTCCTGCTGTATCCACCACAGGGCGCGACTGGGCTTTTCCCGGATCAGGGATAGCACCTGGTTGCCGCCTTTCAGGAAGCACAGATCGCAGTTACCGTGCATCGTCTTGCCGCTCATGTTCGGCAAGCCCAGGTCAAAATCTTGTGTTGCCCAAAACGCGCTGACATCGGCCACGGTCAGGCCGGCCGCCGCCAAGGGCGCCTCTTTCACTTCGTGCTTGCCGTAGTCCTGATTCGCCAGCCGCGCCACGCGCAGGGGCTCGTCGGCGCGCATGCCGATAAACGTGGTCCATTCGACCAGGCCTATCGACTTCAAATAGCGCTGCATCGGGCGTACCTTGAGTTCCGCCGTGCAAAAGCGCGCTACTGGGTTCGGGAGGAATTTCTTTTCGTCGTGCAGATCGGCGAACGGCTCGCCGCGGCGGCTGGCCGTTGTGAAGTCCACAACGGCAAATTCCTTGCCGCGTGCTTCGTTGCGAGGACGGTTTTCTATCCAGACGATGGGAACGCCCCAGCGCTCGCTGCAGTCGCGCACGAATTCAAGGGTTGCTTCCTCTTCCTTGCCGGTGTTGGCGAAGCACACCACGACGTCAGCCGGCAGCGTGCCGCCGTAGGCCTGAAGCGTCATCCACAGCATCATGCCGCTGGTACGGCCGCCGCTGAACGAAATGACGCCCGGGCCGTCGAACAGGAATGGGCTGTTCATGCGGGCACCATGCAGCGTCGAGCCAGGGCCACCAGCCAATGCGCCAGCTCGGCCGGCGTGTGTTCGCGTTCTGCCTTGCCGCATTCCGGCCGCCAGCCTGGATCACCTTTCCGGCGCCGCTCGCCGGCGCGGTTGCGGCCAGCCGCAGCGATCACATGCGAGGCATCGCCCAAGACGATGGGCATGGCCGGTATTTGAGCTGGCGCGCAGCCAACGATGTAGAGCAAGGTGGCCTTTTCGGCGCGGTGGCCAAACGAGCTTTGGAAAATCGGTAGCGTCCAGCCGCCAAATTTGTCCCGCTCGCCGATCGCTGGCAAGCCGCAGTGTGGCCAGAGGGTCGAGCGCTTCGGGTGCTCAAGCACTCCGCCGAACTTGCGGACCTGGGCGACGGCCCACACCGCCAGTTCCTTTTCGTCCGGGCGCGGCTTGGCCAGGTGGCGCAGCGTCCCCCAGGAGCGGCACGGCGGATGCGCCACCACTGGCACGCCACCTGGCCAGGCGCGGGCGTCGCGTTCCGCATCCCAGGCGTCCACCGCCGGCATGGTCTTGTAGATGGAGTTGGCACGCACGAACAAGGCCGCCACGGCAGGTAATGAGCGTTCCGCTGTCATGCTGGGCACCCGACAGGCACGGCTGCTTTCTTGAGCGCCTCGATGGCACCCAGCGGCACCGCCCGGAACATGCCCGGCCACTGGTGATCCAGCTCCACCCACGCATGCAGCTCGCCGTTGCCCACGTCGCGGCGCAGGTCGTTGACGGTGCCGGCCTGGTAGCCTTCATCGGTATCGAATGTCACGCGGTCGCCCAGGGCGATTTGCCGCGGTGAATCGGTCAGGGTGATCAGCATTGCGGTTTTCCTTTCAGTTTGGCGGTAACGCCGCACACGCCGAAGTGGTCGAGGGCGGCCTGGATCGCGTCGCCGCTGGAAGCGGCAATCGCGGCGTATTCAAAGCGTTCGGTTTGCGTGCGAACGATCACGGCATAGGTGCTCATGTGCCATTTCCTTCATGGGGTGGGGTGTCGGGGACGATCAGCCGGGGATACGGGCAGGCGTTGACGGCCGCCCAGGCGGCAATCAGCGCTCTTTTTGCCTCGTCGGGCAGATCGGGGACGGGCGCCGCCGGCGGCGTGGCCGGGGCAGGGCGGTCGGGGTGCGTACAGTTATTTACACGAGTCCGAGGAACGGCAACCCCAACAGCCACCCCGCGCCCGCCTGTGGCCTGTACGGGCGTCCATGTATGGCGCACGGACTTGAAGACCACACCAATCAGGTCGCTGCAGCGCACGCCGTAGGGCGTGGTGCGCAGCGTTTCGCCGTAGCGGCCGATGACGGTCTTTTCATCCTTGGCCAGCGTGACGACCAGCTCCTTGCGCGGCACCAGGGCGCCGCCCTGGGCGCGCAGGTATTCGGCCCAGCAGGCGCGCTTTTCGCCGTCGATCTTTTGCACTGCATTCCAGGCGCGGCGCATGGCGGCCGGCGCTTCGTTGAGCATGCTTTCCTCGATGCGGCGCAGTTCGCGCCACACGGTGACGGGAGCGCCGCCCCATTGCTGGAATTGGCGGATGCCCCAGCAAGCGGCCCAGGACTCGACGCGCGCCGATGGCGTCAGCTCGACATCGCCTTCGGTATCGGCCGTGACCACGTAGCCTTCCTTGGTCTTGTGGTCGGCCACGCCGTCGATGTTCTTGGCCACATATTTGGTGATATAGCCGGCGGCGCTGCCCTTGGCCCAGTCGATGCGTTTCACGTCCAGGCGACGCGCGAAGGCGCCCGGTTCGCCACGGTCCACGCGCCAGGCGTAGCGCTTCATGATGCGGATGGCGCGGCCCGCCACGTCCTGCAGGTGGGCCGTCTTGTATTTCGCGGTGGGGCGCACGAACAGCAGCAAATGCCAGTGCGGGCAGCCATCGTGATGCGGCTCGGCGATGCGAAAGCCGTACAGGCCGATGCCACGGCGCGCCAGTGCGGAGCGGCACAGCGACGTCATCTTGCCCAAATACGCATTGGCCTCGCGCGGCGTGGAGCCGTCGAACTTGTCGTTTGGCTTGCCGCTGTGCTGCATGGCGTGGAAACGCGATGGGCACGTCCAGGTGATGAAAATGCCCTGGTCGCCGCACTCGCGGGCGATCTGCTCAAAGCCGTTGATGCGCAACATCAGCTCGCCGCGCCGGATGGCCTTGTTGGCGGTCGTTTTCTCGGCCAGCTCGGCGATGCTGAATTGCTGGCCGCTCTCGTTCTGCACCAGTGTGGCGGCCAGCGCTGCCGCGTTGCGGCGGTTTTGCGCCATGCGAGACAGCACGGCGTCATTGCTGGCGTAAGGTTCGCCGCGATAGTTCACATAGCCCAGGCGGATATTGCCCGCCTCGAAGGCGCGCTTGACGCGCTTGCGCAGTTGACGGCGCCACCAGCGGGCGTCCACCAGGCGGGCGATGGTGTCGGCCAGCGCGTCGAACTCGGGCAGCTCGATGCCATACGAGGCGCATTCGTCTTCCATGATCTGCAGGGCGTGCGTGTCGGACACGGCCATCCACAGCATTTTGGTGACGCCGGCCGCCGCGCGCTCGGCGGTGGTCACGATGTCCGCATCGCTCTGCGACAGGTCGACGCCGGCAGGCACGTACAGGTCGGCGAATTCGCGCACAAAGCCGGTGGCGACGGACTCATAGACTTTGTACCAGGACGACCAGGCCATCTTGGCCAGGGCTGCCGTGATGACACGGTTGCGCCATTTGTAGGGGATGCGGGCCAGCTCGGGCGCGAACTGGGCGGATCGCAAAAAGGCTTCGTGACGCTGCGGGGCAGGCAGCAGGATTTGTTTAGATTGCATTCAACAGTCTTTCGTACACACGGATAGCGGCAGAGGTGGCGGCGCGCAGCTCGATGCGCTCTTCCTCGGTAAATGAGTGGATGGGCGATTCCCAGCGGTCGGCGTCCATGCCGGCGGCGATCAGCACGGAGCGGCGCGCGCCGCGTGGCGACAATCCCCAGGCCTGGGCCATGAAGGGCGCCAGGTTGCGCGGCTTGATGCTGCGTAGCTGGGCCTTGGCTTCGGCGATGGCGGCCAGCGCATGCCCGGCGCCTGGTGGCGTCGGCATATCCTTGTCGCGCGCGGCCAGAATCTCGGCGGCAGGCTGGAACGACAGGTGATTGTCGATAAGGGACGCCGGCATGGTTCAGTCCTTGATGAAGCCAATGGCCCGCAGCACGCCGGGGGCAATGACGATCAGGAGCGACAGCAGCCAGATGCCGCAGGTTTTGGCCAGGCGCAGCATCAGCGTGCCCCGGCCTTGATAAATTGTTCTGCCCAATACGGGAGCGTGTGCGATGCGCCGCAGCAGTGCCGGGAACCCGCTTCAGTGGCGAAAATGTAGTTCACCTCGATGGGCAGCTTGCCGACCAGGGCGCGCTGCTTGGCTGGCGCGAAAAAGCCGTCACGCTCCAGTGCCTGCGCGTCGCTGACGATGAACGTCAGATTGGCGGCGCCGTAGGCGTGATAGGTCTTGGCAATCTCATGGATGTGGGCGGTCAGCGCCGCGATGCCGATGCCCGCGCTGGCTTGCAGCAGAAAACACGTTGGTGCCACGGGGACAATACAATTTTGCAAGGTCGGGCGGATCGTGCTTGATGCCATGGATTTGTCGGCATGACTGGTGGCGTGCAGCGTGGTTTCCATCGGTTTTCCTTATTTCAGGTTGAACGAATCCCGCACGCTCAAAAGGGAGCGCAGCAGGGCACAGCAAAAGAGGGGAGTTACAGCGGCCGGGCTACGGCGGCGCGAGGATCGGGATAGTCATCAGCAGCCCGCGGTCAGGTCCAGTGCCAGTTGGCTGGTGGCTGCCGTGCGCGCATGCTGGGACATCGGAATGCGGATATCCGGCTTGGGCATGGCGGACAGCGAGAGGGTGCGCAGCACTTCCAGGCCTGCCACGAAGGAGTGCCCGCATTCGGGGTTCTGGCACATGTAGGTGATTTCCTTGAACATGGCGGACATCATGCGGCTCTTGACGGCGCGGACGGTGTATTCGCAATGCGGGCAGGGCAGGCCGATGACTCTCATTTCAGCTTTCTTTCCACTTGGTACAGGGCGCGACCGCGACCTGTCATGTTTTTCGACTGCTTGCGTAAGCGCGACTTGACGAGCCATTCAGCCGCCTGATCGATACTTGCCAGCCCCTGGCGTTGGCGCACGAGTTCCAGCACCGCGCGCTCTTCGTCATTGAGGTGAATTTGATGGTCTGGCATTTTCTGTAACTTTAGAGTTGCTCAAAAGTGACTCGGTTTAAACGCTGCGACGCTGTACGCTGTCGATGGTGGCGTCATCCAAGGCAATCACGGCCAAGGCTTCACGCATCACGATCTGGCGCACCAGCACCGCAAGCTCTTCGCCCTGGTAATTGGCGATCGAGGAAACGAGCTGGTGCTCGTAATCGTCCAGGCGCAGCATGACGCGGTGGCTGCGGATACGTTTTGCATCGGGGTACATGGGCCTGCTCCTGTGCAGTTAAGCGTGATTGATGACGGACAATTGGACGAGTTCGGCCTCATAAGAATTCAGGCCACGCAGCAACATCAAACGCATGAAAGACGCTCGTGAACGGGAGTCCTGCTGCGCGAATTTTTCCACGCGCTCAATCTCAGGAGGGAGCAAGCGAATTGGGATGGGCTGCGAAAGTGGACTCTTTGGCTGCCGCGTCACAGGGGCAATAGTTGTCATAAGGTATGATTTGTATACGTCACATGGTAATGACGTAAATATACGTGAAGAATAATGCATATGTCAAATGAAAAAAGTGAATATTTGTTCCTGTTTGGTGGCCGGTTAGCGGAAGAACGCTTGAAAACTGGGCATACACAGCGCTCTTTAGCAGTGCTTTTTGATATGTCGTCAAGAACACTAATAAAGTATGAGTCTGGCGAGACGGCACCTGATGCCTTTTTTTTGCATGGCCTTCATGTGCTTGGGATGGATGTGCACTACATCCTCACAGGAGAGGTGGCACCGGTTCCCATTACGACCGAGGAAAAGATTGTATTGGCCGCATATCGGAAACTTGATGACCGTGGAAAAGCAGGGGTTTTTGGTATGTTAGATGGGCTGAAGCTTGCGCAGCCGGTAGCTAAGAGAAAGCAGAAAATTATCTTCCAAGGCAATATTGCGCAACAGGTCACTGGCGATATTGTGGTCCCTCAAACTATTAAAGCTGGCCGCAAAAAAAAATGAACGGCGCGGCGTTTGCTCAAGGCGAGATAAGTACTTGCGATTAGGAGACGCTCTAACATGGAGTTTCATGCGCGGCATCATGTGCGCATTTTTAGTTGGCTGGCCGATATACAAATGTAGCTCTAAGATTGACCTATTATTAGGGCCGCTAAGAAATACCTGCTTTTATGACGGGAAAGCCTATACGGTCGGCATTGTGATCGAAACGGCATCAGGCCTCAGATGTGAGTGCTCTTCTGCTAGCGATACAGCGGCCAGTTGGACCGAGGCTCACTTAAGTTAACTGGAGGGAACAGAGCTATGTATCAAAAAAGTATCGGGAGCGGGCACAGACTTAAAGGTGGCAAGATGTATGCGAAATGTTCTATTCAGATGCTTGCCGCTTCTAAGTCAGTCTCGATGCCAGCGTGCCGCCGCTTCAAGGTGGCCGGCCGCTATTTTGGAGTCATTGCGTGTTGAACCGTCTGCTGGTCCGTTTTTCGGCGTGGTTAGTGCGTTTTTCGGCGTGGTTGGCCCGTCGCGTGAGTGCTCAAGCGGACCAAACAAGAACGGAACAGTCTGACGGTGGAATTGGGGCTGAGGCGCCAATCCGGACGGCCTCCGAAGATCGGCTGAGGAGGAGCGATTTCGCTGGCCGCATAGCAAGTGTTCTTTCGGAGCTCAGTCTGCGCGAGGGCAGAGTGTTTGCAATTCGCGGTGAGTGGGGCTTTGGCAAGTCCTCTCTTAAAAATCTAATCACCGAGCAGCTTGATGCCAAGAGTGAAAGAACTCATTGGCTCGATTTCAGTCCCTGGCAATGGGGAGACGGCGACGCAATCGTTCGTGCCCTCTTCGGCCAGATGGCGGATCGCCTAGGTGGAGATAATTCGAAGTCAGCGCTCGCCCGCGCCGAAGCGCTTCGACGCTACGGCGCGATCCTTACAGGGGCTGGCGCGCCTCTAAAAGAAGCTGGTTCCTCGAGCGACCTAATCTCGATGGTACTGACGAACATATCGATGGTTGCCGTCGCCTCTGCCGTGGGCTTTGATCTCCCACAGGCGGGAACTGTGGCCTTTGTTTTTGCCATCCTTGCAGTTGTAGCATTTTTGCTAGGGCGTGGACTGTCGTATTTCGGACGTGACCGCAGCGGAGAACCGTTGGATGCATTGCGAGAGAAGCTAGAGGTTCGTCTTCGACAACTTGTTCGGCCGCTTATTGTTTTCGTCGACGACATTGACAGGCTCGAGCCTGATCAGATTAGGTTGCTCCTACGACAGGTGAAGGCCAATGCGAACTTACCCAACATAGTTTTCGTGCTCATGTTCCAACCCAGCATTGTTGAGCGAGCACTCGATCCCGTCTCCGACGGCGACGGACGCGCTTTCCTCGAGAAGATAGTGCAGACGAGCTTCGACCTACCAGCGGTATCTGGGTCGATTGTGCACGGCATCTTTGGGGAAAAACTATCCGTGCTGGCTGGAGAATACGCAATCGCGGCGAACGGGTTCTCCCAGATGCGCTGGGGTAACGCTTTGATCGGCTGCATCCATCCCTTTCTACGCAACGTGCGTGATGCACGTCGTTTGATCTCGTCCATTGCCGTACACCTGCCGTTGCATGTGGCTGGCGACGTGTTCGAAGTGAATATAGTTGATTTCCTTCTTCTTGAGACCCTCCGGGTATTCGAACCTGACCTCCATGACGCATTGTTCCGTGAGAGAGAACTGGTTCTCCAAGCTCAGCGAATGCCGGGCAACGGGCGCAGGGATAGGGAGGACCAAGCGGCTGCCGAACGGCTTCTTGCAATCGCGTCAGTGGAGCGTCGCGAACACGTCCGGAATGTGCTCAAAGATCTCTTTCCGCCTCTCGAGTGGGCATATGGGGGGACAAACTATGCAGACGGTCTTCACGGGTGGCTGAATACCAAGCGAGTATGTACTGCGCGCTACTTCACGCGTTATTTCGAACTTCAGACGACGGCCGGCGAGTTGTCGGAGCGTCGCTTCGTTGAGTTCCTTAACGCGACTGCTACGGAGGCTGGGTTAGCTTCCATAATCGGCGACATTGAAGCCGACGGTCTTCTACACTCGCTCGTCGCAAGGTTAGACGAGTCATACCATCGACTCCCGGTCGAGAATGCCTCAGTGCTGCTGCCTGGAATGTTTGGAATAGCACAGACGCTCGCAGGAAGGATTGATCTCGGTGTATTTAATTCACCTTGGATTTCAGCCTGGCGAGCGACCAGCTGGTACCTGAAGCAGATGCCGGAGGCTATACGAGGAGCTTTGGTCCTCGAGGCGTTCCGCCAAACTAAGGCCATGTCTGTCGCTGCGATCTTGATACATTTGAACGATCCCGCCGATCAAACCGAGGGTCATGCCTTTGATCCTGCGCTCGACCTTGACACCGTTAATCAGATAAAAAGTGAATGGTTAAGGTTGATAGGGCTCCGTGCAGCAGACGGTGATACGTTGATCGTCGAGCCGGATCTGATTTCCTTGCTCTACCGATGGAAAGATTACTCGGGTTCGTTTGATGAGCCTCGCGATTGGGTGCTGAGAGCCACCCAATCCGACGAGGGATTTGCAAGGATGGTCACGCGCATGATGAGCCGTGGCGCAAGCCACTCATTTGGTGATCGGATCTCAACGTTGAGCAACATATTCGACAGAGCGACGGTTGACATCTTCATTGGCATTGGCGTAGCCAAGGCCAGGTGCGACTCTATAGATACTGAAAAATATCCCGAAGACAAGGAGGCATTGAGAAGTTTACAAGGTTTCCTTGAGACATGGCTTGTTTAAAGATGGCGACACATTCGATTTGTAACAAAGGTGGCGGAGTCAGGTCTGCCATTCGGACACGATCTCAGCCTAGGTAACCAGACTCACAGCAAACCGTGCAGTACTAACTGTTAATACTGCACTACTAACTATGCTGCGTATGCGTATTGACGCTGAGCTTACGCGGAGACTTCAGCTTGGAGATTCGTATAGTTGGGTCTGTGTCGGAATGGCAGACCTGACCCTCGAACGTTCACTGTTCGAGTCGATACAGTTGGCAAAGAAGATGCCAAGCTACAAATTTACCGGATCGGCGACCAAGTGATTTCAATTTTTACTTGCGAGCCGTCGGAGGTGGACAAAGCTATGGGGGCGCCGGTGTTTATCCAGCGAGGCACCGCATCCATTCCATCTGGCCGAACTGCGTATTGTCATATGTGCAATAAATTTGAGGCCGGCGCGCAACGCTAATCGCCGTTCGGCATCGGCTTCGATTCACTTTGAGGACGATCAGATGTTTTTACATGGTGATGTTCAACTGGGTAAGGAATGCCATTGGAAAATTTTGCCCAAATTTCAGAAACGGCTTGATAAGCATCAGTCCTGTCAGGTACCAGAGCATCTGTTTTGGGGGAGATATGCTCTGCGTTGTTGGTCGCTTCAAGAATTATTGTGAGTAAGGCCATTACTGAACGACGATATTTAGCTCCTGGCCCGGCCTCATTCAGAACTCCATGAAATACCAAACTATCGCACAAAGGCTTAATTTCTGGATGATCAAAACCTATTGGCGCTGCGATGTGTGCGAACTTGTTTCTTATCGATCGAAGAAGATGAAGATCTCTGTTGGCATTTTTTGGAAGAAGGCCCAAAAGGTAAGAAAAGTCTATCCGGGACGAAAACGTTCCAAGTGGGCCGTTAAATTCGAATACGCGTCGCCCTAACTTTTTATCGTCTACAAGACGTGCGGCCAATAGTGATTTTATTCGATCATCAAGAAACGCGGCTGCCATCAGCGCCGAACCTCGATCCGTCTCGGAAGTGAGGGATGTTCGGAAATCCATAATCTCTTGCAATTGATTGGCAATTGGTGCTGGCAGCTCTGCCGCCATTGACTCCATATGCTTACGAATTTCTAACGCTACGGCATAAATTTGCTCTTGTGTTGGTTTTTTAGAGTCATTTAAATTTGTCATTTTACAATTTCCACTTTGTAACTGTAGTCCGTTTAGTGTGCCATATATTTTATAAAAATAGAATCATGTTGATACTTTGATAGTAGAGCGTTCACTACGATCTTGATTCATTAATTATAAATTTCACAATATTTTTCTTGAGTGAGTGTTGATGTGATTTTCAAAAACATACCAATTTTATGTATTTCATAAAATGTAACTTATTGTTTCCATTGATTGCCAGCGTTTTTGATATGTTTTTTTGTGTTCGGCACAGACTTTTTAGGATAATTTCTCGTTTCTGCTATTGCCTTATTTTTCTAGGGAGTTGCTAGATGCTCCAAGGTTATTCATTGTTTTCACGAATAATGTCTCGCACCTCTTCAATGTGTTTCCATGCATGTAGCGCCGCCCGCTTCGCGGCTTGCTTGCTCTTGTAAAGATGCCCCAGCGTTTTGAGCGTACCCGTGGCGCCGGCCTGCTCCTGCCCCGCATTTTTCTTCTTCGCCGCCACGTCCTTCCACTTGGCCACCACGCCCGTGATGCCTTCGTCCGGGTCTTTCTCGTCCTCGCGCTCGGCCTCGACCGCTTCCGTCTTCGTTTCAAACTCCACCCGCGTGGTGAAGCCGCTGCCGCCCAGGCTGTGCGTGACCTTGACCGATAGCCATTCGGTGGCGTCGATCTCGGGCTTGAAGCCCTGCACGGTCACGGGCGATTGCGGGAACACGGCCGGGTTGCCAAGGGCCAGGCTCATTTCAAAGGTGGCCAGACCGCGCAGGATGCGTTGCCATTCGGCCACGGCCGCCGCGCGCGCGTCGGTTTCGTTGGCAAAGGTGGTGCGCAGGCGCTTGCTGTTGCCGGGCACGCCCGCCACCACGCTGCGGCGCCGGGCGTAGCGCTCGTCATGCCAGAAGGCGCGCACGCCCGTGTAGGCGTCGCTTTCGGCGCTGTGGTAGCGGTGGCCGTCGCCCAGGGCGCGCTTGATGGGGATGACGGGCAGCGCCTTGCCGCTGGCGGTGCGGCTCTGGTTGATGGGGATGAACAACAGCGTGTCGTTCTTGACGGTGGCCACCGCATCGTATTTCCTACCCAGCCGGCGCAGGAAGGCCGCATCGCTTTCGTGGGTCTGGTCGATGTGCTCGACGGCGGTATCGCGCAGGCGCGCCGACACGCCCGACGCCAGCTCGTTACGGAAGGCAATCGCCTCGATGATGGCGCCCAAGGTGGTCTTGTGAAAGCTGTGTTCCTGTTGCTGCTTAAACGTGTCGATCAGGTTGGCCGACCTGGCGCGCAGGGTGATGGTATCGGGCGCGCCACTGTGCTCCACCTCGTCCACGGTGAACTTGCCCATGTCTACCAGGCCTGTGGCTTGCCAGCCCAACGCGAGGGCGATCTGCGCGCCGCGCGGCGGCAGGGCCAGCTTGCCGTCGCTGTCATCCAGGGAAATGTCGAGCTGGTCGCTCTCGTCGCCACGGCACAGGGTCAACGTCAAATTAATTAGCCGCGGCGAGACAATGGCTGTCAAATCCTTGTCCTCGATGCTGACCTTGAAGGCGGGGATATGCTCGCTCATTTGAACTTGTCCGCCGCGCTGCCGATGGCGCCGCTGATGCTGCCGCCGATCTTGTCCTTCATCTCGCTGACCACGCCGCCGTATTTCGAGGTGATGCCGCCGACCACATTGCCGACGACGCTGCCCACGGCGTTCTTGGCCGCGCCGGCAATGCTGCTGGTCATGCCGTCGATGCTGAGCATGTTTTTCAGGTCGCCGATGTCGCCCAGGCCGACCATGGCCAGCACGCCGTCGTCGTCGCGCTTGAGTGCAATCGAGAACTCGACGCGCCGCGCGCCGCCGCTGCCGTCCAGGAGGGTGCGCCCCTCCGTCATGCTGGTGATGCGGTAGGAGCCGAGAATGCGGCCCGTGCCCTGGATCAGAATCCACGATTTTCCCGTGTCGGCCATCATGCGCAGCGCATCGAGCGAATACAGGGAGCCGGTCAGCTCCGGCGCCACCCAGCCCGACAGGGTGATGGTGTCGTCGCCGGGCCCCACATACTGGTGCGCGTCGCGCAGGCCTACGCGTGCCGTGCTGGCGTGCTTCCATTCCGTTTGCCGCTGCAGCTCGTGATAGGCCAGGGTCGGCAGGCTGAACACGAACATTCCTAAAATCATCATCATGGTGGTTATTCCTTCTTAATCGTGGTCGCGCAGGGACGAGCGGATGCGCGCCGCCTTTTCGCGGTCGCGTTGATCGAGCACCGCGCTTACCGCGCGCGCGATGGCCTGGGGATCGGTGCCGGCCTGCACATTGAAAGTGATTTCGATCTTGTCGCCCTGGATGGTCATGCCGGCGCCGAACCCGCCCACGGGCAGCGGCGCGCGCGTGTCGAAGGCGCTGGCGGGTAACGCCGTGGCCGTGCCGATGGCGATGCCCGCGCCCAGTTGCGTCAGGCGCTGCGCCAGACCGGATACCTTGGCAATCGGTGCGCCCTCGCTGCGGTCCAGGCCTACAGCCAAGCCCTGCATGGTGTAGTCGCCGAGCTGGGCAAACACGCGGCTCGGGCTGTGGATGCCCAGCTTTTCCTTGAACCAGGCAATGGTGCTGGAACCGGCGTTGCTGATGGCGTCCTTGACGGCGCCCATGGAACCCGTGATGCCGTTGACCAGGCCGCGCAGGATATTGGCGCCGAACTCGGTAAACTGGGCCGGCAGCTTGATGCCGAACCAGCTCAGCACGCCCGCGAAGGCCTGGTAAAACACGCCGACCGGTGACCAGTTGATAATCAGGGCCGTGATGCTGCCCATGCCGCCGGCACAGACGGTGCGCAGGCGCGACCAGATATCGCCAAAGAAGGCGGCGATAGGTTGCCAAGATGCGGTGATGCGCTGCAGGATGCTGGCGCCAAAGTCGGTGAACTTGGCCGGCAGCGCGATGCCGAACCAGCCCAGCACGCCCGCGAAGGCGCGATAGAACAGGCCGAGTGGCGACCAGTTAGCAATCAGGGCGCTGACTCCGCCGATGCCGCCGGCAAAGGCTGTCTTGATCTGCGACCAGATGCCAGTAAAGAAGCCAGCCAGCGGCGCCAGTCCTTTGGCGAAGCGGCCCCGGATGTCGGCGGCAAAGTCGGTGAACCTGGCCGGCAGCGCAACGCCGAACCAGCCCAGCACGCCCGCGAAGGCGCGATAGAACAGGCCCAGCGGCGACCAGTCGGCGATCAGGCTATTGATGCCAGTAAAGCCGCCGGCAAACGCCGCCTTGACGTCTAACCATAGGCCGCCAAAGAATCCCTTGATCGGTTCCCAGTATTTATAGATCAGGAAGGCGGCGCCGGCAATGACCGTGATGGCGATGCCAATCGGGTTCATCAGAAGAGCGCGGCCCAGCCACAGCACGGCACGGCCGGCCCACATGAAGGCGCCGCCCAGGCCGCGCAGGATCGGCGTGAGCACGCCACCCGTCACGCCCATTTTGGCGAACATGACGTGCAGCATGGCGTACGGGCCGATCATGGCGGCAATGCCCAGCATCAGCGGGCCGAGCACCAGCAGCAGGCCGGCCAGCACGGCAAAGGCGGTAATCATGACCTTGGCCGTGGTCGGGTTGCGCTCCATGAAGGCATTCAGGCGCGTCATGGCGGCAATCGCCATTTCCAGTCCCTGCGTGTACATGGGCAGGATTTTTTCGCCCATGACCAGCTTCAGGTCGGAAACCTTGGCCAGCGTTTCCCGTTCCGCGCCGGCCCCGAGGCCACGTGCGCGGACGTGCAGGCTGTCCATGCCCTCAGAATTCTGGTTCAGGCGTTCGCTCTTGCGGATCTGCGCGCGCTGGTCGACCATGCGCATCAGGAAGGCGGCGCCGTTGCTATTCGATACCAGGGCGCCGATCTTGCTGTTGATCTCGTCCTTATCCGTGATGCCCTTGGCCGCCAGCTTGGGCAGGAATACTTTCTCGATCCAGTCGAGCGGGCTTTTCTGGAACAGTTCGCCTTCCAGCAGCGCGCCGGCCTGGATATATTTGATTTGGCCCACCTTGTCATACTTGATGTGCTTGCCGCTCAGCAGGCCCAGGCTTTGCATTTCCCTGGCCGCGCGCTGCGTGCCCTTGCCCTGGTAAATGTTGTTGTAGAGGGATCGCCAGCCCACGCCCGCAGTTGAGCCGCCCAGCTCCTGCAGCATGGGTTCCATCTGGTTGAAGAAGGCATTGTCGTTCAGGCCTTTGCCGGCCACGCCGCTGCGGATCGTAAATTGCCGCCAGTCTTCGCCACCGACGCGCCCGCCCGTGGCCGCGATTACCTTTTGCACGCGGTCAGCATCGCTCTTGAAGGCTTCGACGGAACCGGCGTTGCCGCGCAGTTCGATGACCTTTTGCATGGCGAACAGTTGAGCGTTGCGCTCGCCTGCCGATTCCGGGTAGAGCGTATCGTTGATGAATTTCATCTTCGACATGGTCGGCAGGGCCATTTCCGCGTGGTGGCCATCGGCGAAGATCGAGATGGAATCGCGGATCATTTCCGTTTTTTCCAGCTGGCTGACGCCATACGTCTTGAGCTGCTTGGCAAACTCGATGGCGTGTTCTTTTTCCTGGCCCGTGCGCGTGCCCAGCGCACGGATGCGCGCTGTTTCGATTTCGTAGTGTTTCGCTTCGTGCAATCCCTTTACCACGGGGGCGCCGATTGCCGCGCCCGCCACGGTGGCGCCCACGCCAGCGCTGGCCACGCCGCCGGCGATGGCCTTGGCCTTTGCCGCGCCTTGCTGGGCAGTGGCCACGCGATCCTGGCGCGCCTTGAGGGTGGCCAGCTTCTTCTGCTGGATTTCCAACTGCGTGTTGGCTGCAGCGATGTCGGTGGCCAGCGTCCGTTCATGCTGGCGCATTTTTGACGTACTGGTGCCTGCGGCATCCATCTTTTGCCGCACGAGTGTCAGGTTTTGAGCCAGCTTGAGTTTGCTCCCGCTGATCCTGGTCACTGCCGCATCGGCCTGGCCGAGCGTTGTTTTCAGGCTGCGCAGCTTTTCCTGCGACTGACTATATTTCAGTTCCAGCCTGGTGAGGTTGTCGCGCGCCAGCGCAAAGCTGGCCGACAGTTTGCCGCTGGGTTCCCGCGTGCGCATCAGTTCAAGCTGCAGGCCTTTGAATTCGGTGCGCGCTGCCCGAGTCTCGCTTGCCAGCTTGTGCTGCGCCAGGCGCTGATTGTCGAACGCGACACGCGTGTCATTCAGGGCCAGCTTGCTCTTTTTCAGTTCGCTCGATGTGGTGCGAAATTCTTCCTGCAGCTTGCGCAGGTACTTGGTTTCCTTGAGTTTGTCATTCAAGCCTTTCAGGCGCTGGCTAACCTCCTGCAGTGTTTTGCTGGTCGGGGCAACTGCAGCACGTATTTTTTTGAGGGGCGCTGTGATTTTGTCCAGCGCCGAAAACACTACCTGTAACTTCAAATCCCGACCAGCCATCTATTCCGCTCCGCTGCGTTGCCTGGCGCGTTCGCGCCAGCCCATCAGTTCATCTATCGTAAAACCGTCCATCGCTGCCGGCGTCCAGTGGAAGACGCCGGCAATGTCGGCCATGGCGTCTTCTACTTCGCTGGGGATACCGAAAGGCGATCGGCTTTGCTCGCCAAAAAACCGGCGACCTCGGCGCCCACGGCCAGCAGGTCGGCCGGGTCCATGTTGGCGATGTCGTGCACGGTCAAGGTCGGCTCGGTGATGCGCGGCAGCACGATCTGCAGGGCCGACACGTTCAGGTTGGCCAGCTCGATCAGGGAAATGCCGCGCAGGGCGCCCGCCTTGGGCTTGCGCACGGTGAGCGAGGTGATAAAGGTGTCGCCGCGCTTGATCGGTTCGTCCAGCTCGATGACGGCTTGGTTTGTGTTTTCGTTGTTCATGCTGTGTTCCTTGTTGTGGTGTGTTTAGAAAAGGGGATTACAGGCCGATGGCCTTGCGGATGGCGGCATTCGTGTCGCCGCCGCCAAAGTTCTCGGTGCCGCTCATGAAGTCCAGTTCGATGACGGTGGCGCCGTCGATCATCAGCTTGTAATAGCTGCAAGCCATCGTGTATTTGTGGGTGGTGTCGTCGCCCATCTTGGCGCCGCCCATATCGATTTCCTTGTAACGGCCGCGTACGACGACCTCGACGGCGGCAACCGTGCCATCGTCATCTTCCTGATAGGCGCCGGCAAAGCGCAGTTGCACGGCGCCGTGCGTGTGCGCGCCGTACTGTTTCAGGGCTTCGGCGATCAGGCCGCCGCCGCTCCATTCCAGCGACAGCGCCTCATTGCCGAAGTCCACGGACACGGGGCCGCTCATGCCGCCGGCGCGGTACTCTTCCATCTTGCGGCTCAGTTTCGGCAAGGTGACTTCGGGCACCATGCCCATGAAGGAGACGCCGTTCTGGAACAAGTTAAAATTTTTCAGTTTGCGGGGCAGGCCCATAATTTCTCCAGTGATTCAATGCGCCCGCGCTGGCGCGGGCAGGGTGGTGATTGGACGGTTACGCGGCGATACGCGAGGCGAAGTCGGCCAGGTAGCGGTCGGTGATGCGCTGCTGGAATTTCAGGTTTTCCAGCGGCGGCACGGGCGTGTAGTCGTAATCGATGGCCAGCTTGCCGTCTTTCAGCCCGGCCTTGTCGTTGTATTGCTCGTCATACCAGGCATGGCCGTCGATGATGTAGCCCTGCAATTTCAGGTCGCGGAACTTGGCGTTGATGCTTTCCAACAGGTCGCGCACCAGGGACGGATGCAAGGGCACATCGACGTAGGCGAAGTGCGCCTCGGCGATGGTGTCGGCCAGTACCTGGGCCGTGCGCGTGTAGCTTTCGAAATAGAAGAAGCCTCCTTGCGCCTCGCAGGTGCGCGAACCCCAGAAGCGGTAACCGCCCATGTTGATCAGGGTCGTGACTTCCTTGGCGTTGAGCATGCCGGCATCGGTGGCCGGGTCTTGCAAGTCGAAAAACACATCCTTGCTGATGCCGGTCGGGCCGTTGACGACCACGTTCGACAGCGTCTTGTGCCAGCCCGTTTCCTCGTCGATCTTGGCGCGCAGGCCCATGGCATAGGCCACGGCGGAAATGCTGGCTTCGGCATCGATGGCGGTATCCCAGTTGACAAAATCCGGCCAGATGAGCATCAGCTCGCGCTGGCCGAACTGGCTGCGGTAGGTGATGGCTTCCGTGGCGGTGGCGCAGCCGTAGGCCGACGCATAGGCAAAGGCGCGCAGGCGCTGCGCCACGCTGGCCAAAGCATTGGTCACTGCCTGGGTGTCCAAGCCCGGCGCGCCCAGGATGCGCGGTTTCACGCCGAGTTTGCTTTGTGCGGCCAGCAGCGCCTGGGTGCCCAGGTACTTGCCATCGGGCGACACGCCGCCCACGGCATTGCTGGTGGTTTCCGCTTCCGTCTCGCCCTCGGCCACGCGCACAACGATGGTCAGGGGCTTGGTCTGCGCGGCAATCGCTTTCAGTGCGCGGTACAAGGTGCCCGTCTTGCCGGCCTTACCCATGGCGGCCAGCACGTTGGTGACAAGCACGGGCGTGTCGAGCGGGAAGGCCGCCGCGTCGGCATCGTCGGCCGTGGCGATCAGGCCCAGCACGGCCGTGGAGACGGTGCGGATGGGGCGCGAACCCTCGTTGATTTCAATGACGCGCACGCCATGGTGGTAGTCGGTGGCCATAGGGCTCTCCTGGTGAGTGGTGAATGGGGCGTTACTGGGTGGATGCCATGCCGGCGGTATCATCGAAGGCGCGCCGCGCCTCGCCGGTCAGCGTTGCAGCGATGCGCGCGTATTCGGCGTTGACGGCCGCTTGCAGCGCCTCGATGTCCTGCGCGGCGGCAACCATCGGGCAGGTGGTGATGTCGAGCAGCCACGTGCGCGCCGCCGCGATGGCTTGCACGGTATCTGCGTCGCCATCAGCCATGGCGGCAAAGCCGATGCCGGCCAGGCGGTTGAGGATCGCGTCGCGCGTCTGGCGCACGTTGGCCAGGTATGGGGCGGCCAGCACGGCAAAGGGCAACGGCGGCGGCGCGGCGATGTCCCACTTGCCGCCGGATTTTTTACGGATGGTCGCACCGGCGCTGATTGCCTCGCGCAGCATGGCTTCATCCTCGGGCGTGACCTCGACGCCATCGGCCGGCCAGGTGCCAGCCGCTTCATACGCGGCTTGCATGTCCGCCGGAAAGAAGCCACGGACCTTGTTGGAATAGAGCATCGTCATGTTATTTTCCGATGGCAATGAAATTGGCGGAGGCATCTGCAGCGGCATAGGCGTTAAACCCGGTAATAGTGGGAGAATCGGAACTGACGTAGCCCGGATAGTTGCCGTTCGATACGGTGAGGAAGACACGCAGGCACTGCTTCGGAAAGGCATACTGAAAGGCCACGCGCGTGCCCGCCGGCCCTGCCGTCACGGAGCCCCATTGCATGATGAAGTCGCCCGGCAGTTTCAGATCGCCGTCGGGCAGCAGCCGGGATGCAAAGTCCGCATTGCGCCACAGCTCGGCGGTTGAAGCGATGACTCGCCAAGTCTGGTTGGTGGTCGCCATCAAGGTGAGCGACTGCCCTTTTTTGAGGATGATGCTTGCCGTGGCGTCCGGGGCCACGAGCGACGTTCCGACACCGGCGACCAATTGCGCGTTATATGGGCCGGTGCAATGCAGGTGAACGCACGCCCCGGCGGTGTGAGGGATATTCAGGGCTTGCGGCGTTGGAATGGTGAGCGTCGTTGCGGCAATACCAAGCAGGAGAACAGAACCGGCGTCATCAGCGGTAAGCGCACGGTCAGCATCCACACGAGCGAACCCCACCATGCCACCGCGCGCGCGCTGGACAAAATCGGTGTTGGCCAGCTTGGTCGATGCGTCAAACTTCGGTGGCGTCACCACTTCTTTCTTGCTGTATTGGGAGTGCGGATCGGCAGCATCCTGGTGCTTTGCCAGTTGCTGGTCGCCGTAGGTGCGTGCACTGGTGTCCTGCTGATCGACATAGGCGACCTTGGCCAGCAGCGGGTGCGGATCGGCGGCGGCTTGGTGCTTGGCCAGTTGCTGATCGCCGTAGGTGCGTGCGCTGGTGTCTTGCTGATCGACATAGGCGACTTTCGCCAGCAGCGGGTGCGGATCGGCAGCAGCCTGGTGCTTGGCCAGTTGCTGGTCGCCATAGGTGCGCGCGCTGGCGTCCTGCTGATCGACATAGGCGACCTTCGCCAGCAGCGGGTGCGGGTCGGCAGCGGCCTGGTGCTTGGCCAGTTGCTCCTCGCCATAGGTGCGTGCGCTGGTGTCCTGTCGGTCGACGTAGGCAACGACATTGCGGACCTGCTGATCGACGTCGGCGACCTTGGCCAGCAGCGGGTGCGGATCGGCAGCGGCCTGGTGCTTGGCGAGTTGCGTGTCGCCATAGGTGCGCACGCTAATGTCCTGGTCATCGACATATTTACGGGTGGCCAGGATGACGGACGGATCGATTTTCAGCTCGATGGCGGCCGTGCTGGCGACGATCAGCACAATGCGTACCACTTGCGTGCGCGCGCTGCCCTCGGCCATCACAGGTTTGTAGCTCGGCGGGCAGTTGGCCACCGCGCACAGGTCGCCCGCCTCGTCGTAGATACCGATTTCGCGTATCCACCAGCCACCCACGTTCTCGGGCAGCACCTGTTCGACGATGATCTGGCTGCTGTTGGCCGGGTCGACCGTCAGCTGATTCAGGCCGGCACGGCGCACTTCATGCACCAGCGCCTTTTGCGTGCGCGATGGCATGGGCAGATTGCCGTTGCCGTCGCCCACGGCCAGGCTTTTCAGTTTCAGGGTTTGACCCAGGGCGATGGCATTGGCCAGCTTGGCCTCGCCCACTTCGGTCAGGATGGCAAAGTATGTGCTCATGGATAGATGGTGAGAGTGTCGATGGTATGGGATGCGCCGGCCTGCAACAGCGTGCCGCGCACTTCGATGGTTTCCGCGATCCAGGGATACACGGTCATGCTGTCGCCGTGGTAGGCGCAAGCGCCCGCGTAGATGCTGCCGCGACTTTCCAGATAAATCGCCAGGCCCGTCATGTGGCGGCTGACGGGCTTGGCGTCGGCAATCAACCGTTCCATTTCCTGAAACATGGCGCCCGTGATGCCCGAGTCCAGCACGCCGACATCGAGGCGGAAGGTGCCCGGCACGCCCGGTGGCGTGGTCTGCCACCATTCGGTGATGCGGATCAAATAGCCCAGGGACTCGACCACGCGGCGCACGGCGGCAATCGTGCCCTTGTGCTTGTGAATGAAATAGGCCGCCTTGATGCTGCCGCGCTTGATCGATTCGGGCCAGGCGTCGTCCCAGCGGTCAACGGAACAGGCCCAGGCCAGGAACGGCAGCAGGGCAACCGGGCAGCGGTCGGCATTCCACAGGTCGCGCAGCGGCACGGGCACGTTGACCAGCTCGGCGCAGGCTACGGCAATGGCGCGCTCGAGCGCCGTGGTGTTGGGTGGCAGGGTTGGCACGACCTTATTCATCGAGCACCACGACATTGAGCTTAATGGCCGTGCAGCGCGCGGCCTGGGTGGCGTTCAGTTCGATGTCGGCGGCCGGGCTGCTCAAGACGATCTTGCGCACGCCTTCGACGTGGACGGCGGCGCTGCAGGCAGATCGATAAATGCTATGCCCCAGCGGGCGGCGCGGCTGCGACACGCGCACGGCGTTGGTGCGCGCGGCATCCAGCAGAATCGGCACTTCCGGGCCGACGCCGATAAACAAGGTGGCCTCGATCTGGTAGTCGATGACTTGGGCGGCTTGCACGCTCAAGCGGTCGCCCAGGGGGCGCACGTCCTCGGCGTTGAGCGCGCGCGCCACGGTGGCCAGCAGCGCGGCGTCGGCGATGCCTGTGTCGTTGTTGGCCAGCACCGTGACGATGACGTGCGCCGGGGCGGGGCTGGTGGCGCTCGCGTCCTTGACGCGGCCGTCGCTGCTGCGGGCGTGAAATTCGTAGGAGGCTTTCGGGCCAGCCACGGACAGGCCGTCAGGCGCTTCCTGGATGCGCAGGCGATAGGCGTCGTTATCTTCCATGACGGCGGCCACGGGCGGCAGGGCGCTGGAATTGGCCGGTGTGATGGTCAGGCGCGCCACGTTGACGTTGGCGCCCAGCTGGTCCAGGTCGCCGTCGAGGGCAAACGCCAGCATGACGGCCTTGCCCGCTTCGTTGACGCGGTTGCGCAGGATGGTTTCCTGATATGCGTTCTCTTCCAGCAGCTTGGTGGCCGGCTCCGATTCCAGCTCTAGCAGGGCCGTGACGGCCGCGCGCTCGGCTTCCGGTAGCAGGCTGACCAGATGCGCTTTGCGCTTGGTTAGAATGGCTTCGAAGTCCAGCACTTCCACCACGCTGGGCGCCGGCAATTGTGTCAGGTCGATAGGCGTGCTCATACGGTGCCCCCTTGCTTGACGGGCACGGACAGGGTAATGCCTTGACCATTGGCAGTGCCATCGAGCAGCAGCGTGATGGCGCCGTCTGTGTCGCGCGTGAGCTGCACACTGGCAAGCTGCAAACGCGGTTCCCAGCGGCGCAGGGCAAAGGCGGTGGCGGCATAGATGCGCAACTGCGTGGCGCTGTTCAGGGGCTGGTCGATCAGCTCGGGCACCTCGGACCCGTAGCGGCGGCGTCGGATGCGCGAACCCATGGGCGTGGTGATGATGTCGGCCACGGATTGGCGCAGGTGGTCCAGGCCCGTCAGGCTGCACCCGCTGGCGGCGTGCATGCCCATCATGGTTGCGGCCCGCCTGTTTGGTCGCCGCCGGCCTTGACGCCGCTGTGCGGATGCCTGACCAGGCTGATGGCGCCGGCCAGCACGTCCTCACTGGCCTTGATCGTCCCTTGCACGGCCATGGCCACGCCGCCAGCGGCGCCGGCCTTGGCGTTTACGCCGCCATTCAGGGCGGTGGCGCCGTTCACGGTGGCCGATTGCTCGACAAGCAGATTGCCCATGACTGTCAGGTCGCCCGTGCAGATGGTGCTGGGCGCGTTCGACGTGACCTTGTCGGCGGTGATGGTGGCGGTGCCGCTGGGTAGGGTGGCCGTCAGGGTATGGGCCGCATGGTCGTACTGCACCACGGCGCCGTCGGGGTAGTGCGTGGTGTGGATGCTGTCGCTGGACTCGGGAGCATCAAATTCCTGCGAGTACAGGGCCGGCAGGATGATGCCGCGCGTCAGGTCGCCGCCTGGGGAAAAGACGATCACCTGTTCGCCGACCGTGGGTGCCGACCAGGTGCGCGTGCTGCCGGCGCGTCGGGTGGCCCATTTCAGCCATTCGGTGATGAGGTTTGGCCCGAGCCGCACGCGCGCCTTGGCTCCTTTGACCTCGGCGATAGTGCCCAGGCGGATCAGGTTTTGCAGCAAGCGGAGGAGGTCAGACAGGACGGCGTTCATGCAATGCATGTTGCCGAAGTCCGCGTGCGGATGCACGCGGGGGCGGGTTGATATACCGTTTAGTAGCTCGGACTATGGTTGATACATGCTCTCCACGGAAAGCTCCTCTGTTTGACCTCAGATCAAAAAAAGTTTTTTTGATAGCTATTCTGTGAATTAGAGGGCGGAGATAAGAAATTTTTCACAGCAGATATCAGGGCTGTTATTTTTTTCCTTTTTTTTGCGGCGGGTTAAAAATCAATTTAATTTCTTCAATCCAGCGAGGCGTGACATGCCATGGGTCTTGAGTATATGCGTTGGCAAATCTAACTTTATTATCATCAATGTCAAAATATTCGGACATCATACGTTCGTTTAACGATGGTGAAAGATCTAAGTATCCATATGTTGACTTTGATGAATCATTATATTTTTCATTTTTTACAATTTCTCTAAGAGCAAGGACGCTTGGCGAGTCGTCCAAAATTTTTACTGTCCTTAGGAAATTCTTCGGATCAAGAGCATGCTCTATTTCCGTCGCTGGTGAACGTTTTTCATTTTGCATATCTACGAGAATACATTCATTTTCTTTGCTGTTGTAGATTATTCTTTTAAAGTCAATGTATTTTGCATCGTTATATGTGGTAACACTTGGAAGTTGTTCGTCAGTGTCAACTAGACACAATACCCGCCCAGTTGGTGAGTATGCTGTGTCATTGAGTGGCTTTATAAGGTATTCATATGCTCGGCGGACTTCTTTAAATCCACCCAATGGAATTATTCTAAGATTGTGGCTTTTCACTAAGCTTGATAAATAATATTCTAAGTATATTTTATCTGATAGTCCCTCGCATAGAATCCAATTATATCCATTTTGACGAATGATGGATGACACAATTGCTTGTATTAAATCGTTATGACTTTTTAGCTCCACATCTAATGCCACGGCGGAGGATTGTGATTTTATTTTTTGTTTTATTTGTTCGTGGTAATTATATAGGTCAAATGAATGAAATTCTATTTTTCCATTTGTGTTTTGCATAGCATGGGCAATACCTTCTTGTAATATTGGAAGGAATCCATACCAGTGAGTCGTAATTAATACTTGAGTTTGAGGTATCGTAAGTTGAGGGATTTCAGCGAGCCTGGCAAACTGATCATGACATGCAGAGGTATGTAATGAAGCATCTGGTTCATCTATAGCGAGCAATACTGTATGGCCACGCGCTTTGCTTCGCGCTAGTAAAGAATAGGCAAGATCAATTAAGGCCCGTCTCTTTTCACCCGCGCTCATGTCGCGTATGGGTAACGAGGTGCCGTCTCTTTTTCCGTGCAGTATTTTTATTGAAAAGTAGGCCTCGAAAACTTTTTCGATAAGATCGTTCATTGTAAGTTTATTTTTATACGATCCTTTATACTCATATTCTTTTAAGCTGTTGCTTATGTCATCAATAAAGTTTCCAAGTGATCCATTTATTGCAGCTACCGTTGATGATCCAATTGAGTATTCAATAGCTCCCCGGATGTTTTCGTCGAGTAATTTTAAAACATGCTTTGATTCTAACGCTGAGTAGGCACTTGCGTCGGCTTCAACCGGTATATAAAAATACGCATAAATATTTAATATTTTTTGGAGTAATATCGTTAAGTCCTTTTCTGATACGCCTACTCCTTCTAACATAATTTTTAGTTCTGGATCTGTTCCAAAAGATCCGAGAAATACTCCATTTTTTGGATATTGCTTGCCAATTGCAATTAGATAATGACTTTGTTCTGAAAATCCTTTTTTTGTTAGATTATCTCGAAGGGTGTAGAATTCACTGATTGCGTCAACAGTTTTGTAATCCGTATTCCAAAGATATGAGCTTAAAAGTTCAACTTCAGCGGAGCTTTCCAGTAACGATCTTTCAATTAAAAATATTGGCATGATAAAGGGAACTTTATCATCGCCTGAAATCCCGCCGTCGGATCGTGCTTGTAAATTTATGCTCCACTCACCACCGTTAAAGAACTTATCTAGCGCATCAAGTATCGAACTTTTCCCTACTCCATTTGCCCCCATGTAAGCTGTGAAACTAGGCCCGGTACTAATTGGAATGAAGTTAATTTTTTTGTATGTTTTATAGTGACGTAGGAAAAGGCCGACCAGCATTGTGTACTCCACGGTTATAAGCTTGTGATGAGTGTACGCCTGTTTCGATGCGAAAAACTAGCAATCCAGGATGTGCTTGAGGAGGGATTCTCGGATCAACGTCCGATCCGCCTCACTGAATCCCAGCAGCGGACGGGCCGGATAGCTGTATTTTGGCCCTTTATTGGAGACGCTATCCGTCAAGCCCTCATGATGCACCCGTGCGACCTGCATCACCTTACCCACGAAGCCGACAGTCAACTGGCCAGGATCTGCTTGCACCTTGAGGTATTTAGCGGTGCGAATCTTGTTGAACATTGCGGCCTTCTGGCGTTTGACGCGTCCTTTCTTAACCTTGAGTTCCCTTCGCTTTTTGCGCGCCGGGTAGGCCGCACCATCCGGCCCCTGCTGCGCCTTGATGCGCTGCGCTTGGCTGCGGCGCAGGTCGATGGCGACCTTGTGATTGATGGCGCGGCGCTGGGCCGGCTGCAGCTTGGCCAGCAGGGCACCGGCCCAGGATTCCAGCGCGTGCAGGTCGTCACTCATGCTGTCGCCTCGGGCGTGCGCCATTCCGCCAGCAGCTTCTCGCCGGCATACAGCTTCCAGAACTCGTCCGCGTAGGCCGGCATATGCTGTATCTCGGCCAGGTGCTTGATGTCCAGGCGGCCCGCCTCGCCGGTCTTGACGGCCACGCGCTCGGTCAGGTCCAGCTTGATCGAGATATCGACTGTCTCATGGTTGTTGAAGTCGACTTCAAAGGCAATGCCATGCTTGCGCCGCTCTTCATTGGCCAGCAGGTCGAGCTGGTGGACTTTTAGCCAGGCTAACAAGGCCACCATGATGGCGTCGGCGTCGCCGGCGTAGTCAGTCACGATCAGGTTGAGCTTGAAGCGGTATTCGAACGACAGCGAGGCGGTGGCATTGGCCACCACGTTGCCCTCGTCGGCGAAGACCAGCAGGCGGTCGGGGTCGCGCTGCAGGTCGGGGATGGCGGCGGCCAAGTGCTGGCGCAGGCTATTCGGTTTGTACATGGTAGGTGTCTCGCACGGTGTTGTAGGCGTCGATGCAGGCGTTCAGCTGTCGGGTGGCGTCGTCGCCGTCGCCGGCAATGGCGTCAAGAGCTGCCGCAGTCGACGGGTCAAGTTCGGCGCGCGTTTGGTGCTGATCGCTTGCGGCAGCGGTGGAATCTGCAGTTGCTGCGCAGTGGCCGCCGGCGACGGGGATTGACAGGCGCACAGCGCCACTGCGCACGTCAGCATTGAAACGGTCACGTTCAGTTTTCGCATGGGTTTGCTCCTGGTTGAGGTGGTCGGCGCGCTGCGCCAGGGCAGCGCCGGCGGCGCGTTCCAGCGTGAGCACGCGGGCGGTGGCCTGGGCCAGTGCGCTGGCGGCGGTGCTTTTGTTGGTGGCGGCCTCCCGCCGCAGTTCGGCAATGCTGGCATCCTTGCGCCAGTCCTGCGCCGTCCAGCCCGCGATGGCGCCGCACACGAGAACAGCGGCCAGCGGACGCCAGGTGGTGGTGGTCACATGGCCACCCGTTCCTTGATCCAGCCGAACAGAAAACGGCGCTGGGTCGTGTTGGCCTCGGTGATTTCCAGATAGCGCGCCGCCTGCAGACCGTTCAGGGCGCGCAGCAGCACGGTGGCGCCATCCTGGCCGCGCCATTTCAGGAAGGATGCAAGGGCGCCCAGCGACTGCGCACCCAGGCGGCCATCGACAAACAGGGCGGGGTAGCGGGCGCCCGTGTCGTTGAAACCGTTCAGCCAGCGCTGCAGGAACTCGGCCGCGCGGTGCGGCCCCATGTTCACGCCCGTGTCGATCACTTCGGCGCCGATGCCGGCGTGCAGGGCCAGCACTTGGTCGAACTTCGGTTCCGTGATGTAGCGCACCGTGTAGATGGCGCGTGCCACGGCCTCGGGCAGATCGCGCATCGGCCCCGTGTAGCCGTTGGCGCGCGCCACGGCCACGGTGATGCCGTAATTGGTTTCGCCGCCCTTGTCTTGCGGGTCGTTCACATAGCCGCCTTCGGCGCGCAGGATGGCGTCGATGGTGCGCGCGATCAGCGGATTTTCCGTAGTGGCCATCAGAGCTCCTTCGCGTCTTTGACCAGCTCGGCGATGTCTTTGTCGCTGCGGCGCTGGAACCACAGGGCCACGGCGCGCGATACCCACCAGCCGGGCGCGCCCACGATCAGATCGATGGCGGAGGCGTTGACCATGGCGCCGATGGCCGGGAGCTGGGCGCACAGCAGCTGGTAGACGGTGCCGCCCAGCAGGCACGAGAACACGCCGGCGCAGGCCAGGCGGGCGACGAATTCGCCCTTGTTGAAGGTGCCGTCGCTGTTCAAGGGCGGCAGCACGATGTACAGCATGGCGGCGCCGGCCATGCCCAGCGCCGCCTTGAAGCCGTACAGTTTGACCAGGGTGGCGAAACCACCAAACGATTCTGCGGACATTGCTTGATTCTCCGGGGTAAGGGGTGAGAGATTTTTCATAAGGGTAAAAAGGTTGATTCGGGCGTTAATCCCATAGCTGCACGATGTCTGCGGCTTGGGCCGTGCTGGGTGCCGGCTCGGGCAGGGTGACGACCAGGCCGGCCGGCAGCACGGCGCCGTGGCGCGCCAGCGCGGGATTCATTTCCAGGGTTTGCTCGACGTATCCCGCGCCGTCGCCCAGGTAGCGCCACACCAGGGCGTCTACCGTGTCGTGCTGCTGCGTGCGCACCTGCATCAGATCAATTCCACGGTGAGGTGCGTGCGCCCGACGATATCGGCGATGGCCCATTGCGCATTGCGCCGCTGCGCGCCGGGCGCCTCGTCGAGCCATTCCATGCTTTTCTTGTCGCTGACGGACGTGGCCGTGCTGTCGTAATCGCGGTAACGCTCGATCAGATCCGCTTTCGCCGTGCTGTAGACGGCGCGCCGGTACTGCGCCAGCAGGCGGGATTCGCGGTTGATGCACGCGGCCGGCACGTCCACCAGGGCGGTGATACCTGCGGCGGCCTGCTTGCCCTGCCAGTCGGCCAGCTCGCGGTTGACCTGCAGGATGGCATCGACCACGGCTTGCACCAGGCGCGCGTCGGTGACGGTGCCGTCCAGGCGCATGGCGTCGCGCATATCGGTGAGCAGGATGTCGGGAAACCAGCCGTCGTTCTCGATGATGCCGGCGGCCGGTGCTGGCGGCGTGGGAGTGGTGCCGGGCGGGATGGACGGGGGCAGGGCCATGAAGGACATACGGGACGCTTTCAAAAGTGGGCGGTGGACGGGGTTCATCAGGCAAATGAATTAGCCAGAATCCCCCCGTGCCGCCGTGCTGCGGGGGAGATGCTCTTTACGTGGAACCGGCCGCGCGCTTGAGGCGCCGTTCCAGCCGTTCCATATCTTTCTTGACGCCGCACGACTCGGACAGGGCGCGGGCGCGCCTCAACTGGCCCATGGCCGTTTCCGCCTGCGCCACCAGCGCCGGGGCGATGTCGGTATCGTCGGCCTGATCGAGCACGGCGATCATGGCCAGGCCGATGGCCTTGTGCAGCTTGGCGCGCGCCTGGTCGGGCGCGTCGCTGGCGGCCGTCAACTGTTCGACGGTGCCCAGCACCTGGGCGGCGTGCTGCGGGTCGGCGGCCAGCTTGCCGTGCAAGTAGCCTTCGGCGAACTCGTCCAGCATCAGCGTGGCGATATCGCGGCTGTAGCCATCTGGCAGGGTGAACTTGTGCGCCAGCGCGTATTCGGCCATGACCAGGGCGCGCTCATACTCGCCCGTGTCGATGTGCCACACCAGCAAGGTGGCGAACACGTCATCCTGGGCGCCCTTGCCGCCGGCCAGCACCCCGTCGATCCACTGGGCGTAGTCCGGCAGCATGGTGGCCTTGACCTCGATCTTGCGTTCCACGGACTGGATGGACTTCAGGCGTCGGCGGTCATCGGACAGCTTGTAGAGCATCATTTCGTAGGCCGTGCCGGTGGTGACGCCCTGCGGCGCGGCGGCGCCGGCCGTGCGCTCGGCCAGCATGCGCGCGCGGTGGCGCAGGGCGGGGGATTGGTTCGCCATCACTTGTCTTTCAGCTCGATGTTTTCCACCAGCGCGGCCAGGCCCAGGTCTTCGATCACGTAGGCGTCATTCGACGACTCGTAATTCTCGATGCGGTCGCGCTTGGGCACGTCCTCGACGCGGCGGCGGCGCGCGCCTTCCTGGAAGTAGATCGACAGATTGTCGAAACGGGTAATCAGGATGGCGTTGTCCGGGAAGAACGGTACGCGTGCGGCCGGCAAGCCGCCGATGCGCTTCTGGCTGATGATGATGTCGGCCGCCAGGGTTTCCGTGGGCGCCTGCTTGGTGTTGACCAATGGGAAATACTTGTCGTTCAACAGCTTGCGCCCGACGATGGCCACCAGGGTGGTGTCTTCCTGATACCACGGGTCCAGCAGGTTGACGGCATCGGTGACGGCTGCGTCCAGGTTGGCGTAATCCGCATCGTCCACGTCACCGATGATGACCTTGCCCGGCATGCCGTTGGCGACTAGGCCCAGCACGCGCTCGGGCGCCAGTTCGCGCAGGTGCTGCAGCCAGCCCTTGTTCACGTCCTGCAGCAGCGGATTGGCGTCCAGATCGGTGTCGGCCATGGCCTTGACGCCATTAAAGCCGATGACGATGCGGTCCAGCGCCTGGCGCGTGAGGATGGCGTTGGCCACGCGCGACTGGAAGTCGGGGAACTTGGCCCAGGCGTCCAGCTTGGCATAGTTCAGATGCGTGTCGAAGTTGGTTTGTTCGCAGCGGTACTTGGTGCCGTCCAGGGTGGACAGTTCGCGCGTCTTGCGTTCCTTGTCCTTGGTGTTGGTGCGACCCGCAATCGGGCCGGACACGCCCAGGCCCAGCTTTTCGCCTTCCTGCTCGGTCACGCCGATGATGTTGACCTTCGACAGGAACTCGCTCGATTCTTGCATCTTCGTTTCCAGCTTTTGCTGCACGCTGGGCGTGACGCTGAAGGTCTTGGCCACGTTGTCCGTGTCGTTCAGCTGGCCCAAGCGGGTTTCGTATTGGCCAAAGACCTGGCGCGTTTGCTTTTTCATAAATCAGTGCTCCGTTGTTGAATGGGGTGTTGGTGGATGGCGCGGGGCTTAGAACTCGGTCTGCACGGCGCCGTCGTTGCCGGTGGCGGCCGGGCGGCGCGGGCCGTTGCCGGGCGCTTCGTCCATCTGCGCCTTGAAGGCGGCCAGCTCGTCCTGCGTGGCCTTCAATGCCGTTTCGGTTTTCTCCAGGCGGGCCAGGGTGCCCGTGTAGTTGTCGTTGACGGTGACGACGTGGCCAGCCAGCGCCTGCACGGCTTCGCTGATGTCGGCGAACTGCGCCGCGTCGGTGCCGGTTTTAGTCGAGAAGCGTGACAGCAGGTTTTTCACGGCGTCGGCCAGCTTGGTGCCTTGCGGCTCTTCGAATTCCAGCGTCACCTCGACGGCGGAGGTGAACAGGTTGGTGCTTTGCTGCTTGCGGCTGGCGGAGAATTGCAGCGCCTCGGTGCCCAGGCTGGCGGGGCTGTCGGTGACGCCCAGGCCGACCAGGTAGGGCTGCGACGAGTCGGCAAAGTCGGGTTGAATTTCCAGGCTGGTGTACAGCTTTTGTTTCGCCTTGTTGATGGCCACCAGTTCCGGCGTCGGTTCGATCTGCGCGAACAGGGCCAGTTTCTTGCCGCTGTCCGTGTCCACTTCCTCGGCTTTCACGGCGATCACGTCGCCGTAGGCCTTGAACTGGCTGTCGGGCAGGATGCCGCGAATGTGTTCCAGCCAGATGCGCGCGCCGTAGGTCTTCGGGTTGTAGGTGGCGGCGATCTGCTCGATGGTGGCGCGGTCGATGTTGCGGCCGTCGGTGGTGGCGCCTTCGGTGGCGACGCGGAAAAATTTCGATTTGGACATGGTGGGCGTTCTCGGTTGATCGGATAACGCCATGGTCAACGTCTTGGCGCTGCGATTCAATGCGGTGCGGGTTGCTATGGGTCATAGCGACTTTTGCCTTTCCCCGCTCCGCGCGCGCGCGGCCTACGCTGGCGGCATGCTGACAATCGAGAAAATAAGCGAACAAACGGCCGACGAAAAAATCGCTGAATTGGCCGTGCCCGAATCCGAGCCGCGCCGTGCCGCGCGTGCCCTGTACTGGAAGGGATGGCGCATTTCGTCCATCGCCCGCCACCTCGGAATCAAGCGCAGCACCATCAATAGCTGGAAAGAGCGCGACGAGTGGGACAAGGCGCAGGCCATCGAGCATGTCGAGGCGTCGGCCGAGCTGCGCTTGGTGAAACTGATCGAAAAAGAGGTCAAGAGCGGCAGCGATTACAAGGAAATCGACCTGCTGGCGCGTACCATCGTGCAGATGGCGCGTGTGCGCCGCTATGAGCAACCGGGCGGCAACGAGGTCGATCTCAATCCGAAGCTGGCGAACCGCAATGCCGGGCCGAAGAAGAAGCCGACGCGCAACGATTTCAGCGAAGAACAGAAAATCCAGCTGCTCGACGCCTTCCAGGATTCTCTCTTCGATTACCAGAAAGTTTGGTATCGCAACGGCGACCAGCGCACGCGCGCCATTTTGAAGTCCCGGCAGATCGGCGCCACCTGGTATTTCGCCCGCGAGGCGCTGGCCGATGCCATGCAGACGGGCCGCAATCAAATCTTCCTGTCCGCGTCGAAGTCGCAGGCCCATGTCTTCAAGCAATACATCGTGCAGTTCGCGCGCGAGGCGGCCGGCATCGAGCTGACGGGCGACCCCATCGTGCTGCCGAACGGTGCCCACCTGTATTTCCTGGGCACCAATGCGCGCACGGCGCAGGGCTACCACGGCAATTTTTATTTCGATGAATTCTTCTGGACGCAGAATTTCCAGGAGTTGAACAAGGTGGCCTCGGGCATGGCCATTCACAAGAAATGGCGCAAAACCTATTTTTCAACGCCATCCTCGACCACGCACCAGGCCTATCCGTTCTGGACGGGTGAGCTGTTCAACAAGCGCCGCGCCAAGGCGGACCAGGTGAACATCGATGTGAGCCATGGCCGCCTGTCGTCGGGCTACACGGGCGAGGACAAGATCTGGCGCCAGATCGTCACCATTCTGGATGCCGAGCGCGGCGGCTGCAACCTGTTCGACATCGACGAGCTGCGCAACTTCGAATACAGCCCGGACCAGTTCGACAACCTGCTGATGTGCAATTTTATCGACGACTCGGCCAGCGTCTTCCCGCTGGCCGAGCTACAGCGCTGCATGGTCGATTCCTGGGTGGAGTGGGACGACTACAAGCCCTTGCTGGGCCTTCGCCCGTTCGGCAACCGGCCCGTGTGGATCGGCTATGACCCGGCCTTGAACGGTGACAGCGCCGGCTGCGTCGTGCTGGCGCCGCCCATGACGGCCGGCGGCAAGTTCCGCATCCTGGAACGCCACCAGTGGCGCGGGCAGAGCTTCGAAGACCACGCCGACGCCATCCGCCAGATGACGCAGCGCTACAACGTCGAGTACATCGGCATCGACACGACTGGCATGGGCATCGGCGTGCTGCCCATCGTGCGCGGCTTCTTCCCGGCTGTGACGGCCCTGAATTACTCGCCTGAAGTCAAAACCCGCATGGTGCTAAAAGCCAAAAATATTATCAGCAAGGGCCGGCTGGAGTTTGACGCTGGCTGGACCGACATCGCGCAGTCGTTCATGGCCATCCACAAGACCCTAACCCCCAGCGGACGGCACGTTACCTATGTCGCCGGCCGCAGCGACGAAACCGGCCACGCCGATCTGGCGTGGGCCTGCATGCACGCCCTCGATCACGAGCCCTTCGAAGGCACCACCGACAACCACCACTCTTTCATGGAGATTTATTCTTGAGCAAAGCACGACACTTGCGCGCGCGCGGCCGCCAGGCCGAGAGCGCACCACCAGCGGCCACGGCGCCGGCCGCCGCCGGCATCGAGGCGTTTTCCTTCGGCGACCCGACGCCCGTGCTCGAGCACGCCGACATACTCGACTGCTTCGAATGCTGGAAGAACGGCCACTGGTACGAACCACCCGTCAACCTGGCGGGCCTGGCCAAGTCCTTCAATGCCGGCGTGCACCATAGCAGCGCCATCCACTTCAAGGCCAACGTGCTGACGTCCACCTTGATGCCAACGAAATACCTGTCGCGCGATGGCTTCAAGCGCATGGCCCTGGACTATCTGACCTTCGGCAATGCCTACCTGGAAGACCGGCCCAGCCGCAGCGGCAAGGCGTTGACGTACCAGCACGCCCTGGCCAAGTACATGCGGCGCGGCGTCGATCTGGATACCTATTTTTTTGTGAACGGCTACCAGGCCGTGCATGAATTCGACAAGGGCCGCGTGTTCCACCTGATGGAACCGGACGTGAATCAGGAGCTGTACGGCGTGCCGCAGTACCTGAGCGCCCTGCAGTCGGCCTGGCTCAACGAGGCGGCGACCCTGTTCCGCCGCAAGTACTACAAGAACGGCTCGCACGCCGGTTTCGTGTTCTACATGACGGACGCCGCGGCGAACACGCAGGACGTGGACAACTTGCGCCAGGCCATGCGCGACAGCAGGGGGCCGGGCAACTTCCGCAACCTGTTCATGTACGCGCCGAACGGCAAGAAGGACGGCATCCAGATTCTGCCCGTGTCGGACGTGGCCGCCAAGGACGAATTTTTCAACATCAAGAGCGTGACGCGCGACGACCAACTGGCCGCGCATCGCGTGCCGCCCCAGCTGATGGGCATCCTGCCGAACAATGCCGGCGGCTTCGGCGCCGTGGAACCGGCCGCGCGCGTCTTCGCCCGCAATGAACTGGTGCCGCTGCAGGCGCAGTTCGAAGCGATCAACGAATGGGCCGGCGTGGAAGTGGTGCGCTTCGCCCCGTATGACCTGGTCACGGGCGGGGAGGGCGCGCAATGAGCGATCACGTTGACAACACCGACAAGATCATCTTTGCGGAGGTGGCGCGCGGCCTGGCCGCCGTGCGGCGCCGGCCCGCCCTGGTGGCGCACGGCCGCTGCCACTACTGCCACGAGGCGCTGGCGCCCGTGCTGCAGTTCTGCGATGTGGATTGCCGCGACGACTACGAGAAGGAGCAGGCGGCGATGATCCGCGCCGGCCGCGCAGGATGAGCGCCACGCCGCGCTAGTCGGAGGGGTAGGGCCGCGACAGCCCAGCCGCGCCGGAGTCCCCCAGCCACCGCACAAGCCGCCCACGAGGCGGCTTTTTCACGTCCCGACGATTGATGTTGCTCTAGAGGCAAGGAAAAAGCCCATTTCGGCCCGGCGCGCGCAGTTGTCCCCCCTCCACACCTGCCTGCTATATAGGGGTCTTTTGACTCAAATGTGCGCCATGGCCGAAGGCGCATGAGGACTGGCGCGGCGGGGCGAAGAGGGGGCATGCGATTTGACGCATTTTGACGCACTTTGATTGATATTTATCACACCTGTTCCAATTGCGATTTATTGCACTTCGTGAGCATTGGGAAGCTTGTTACGAGTAAAAATATAGATGTGAATTATTTTTTATAGGATATTGAATTTTTAATATTTTGCAATATGAAAATGCACCTATAGGATATTTAGTGTTTTTTATTAAACGCTGACAGTAGGTGTTGGAGGGGTTAATTTCAAAATTGGAATTTTATACTCTGAAATCAAAATATTATCAATGCAGCAGGATAATTTTAGTTTTCCGTTAGTTGGAATTAAAAATCCATCAATCTCAATGATTAATCTAGTAAGTAAGTTCTCTTGAAAGTCGAGTTCAACAGGAGTGCTAAAAGTGACAACATCATCAATTTCGTATTTGACTATTCCATTTTGAATGGTGTTGTCCTCAGCTTCGCGAGAGAAATGAAAAATTAATGCGACACTAGGAATTACAATGGGGAAAGTAAGTGAGCTAAACCCTTCGATGATATCAATCAAGGAAATGCTTTGAGTGCGAGAATCGACTATTGCCCGCTTTGCGATTACTGAGAATGTGGAATTAATCATGAATTGGTTGGCGAGTATGAGACGAAATTAGAACTGGTTGAGTTTGATTTGTAATTTGCAATCGTTACATTTGAAGTAAAGGGGTTTGTAAAATGAACATTGTTAATTGTGGTATTTTTTTGCTGATGTAAGGAAATAATTTCATTTGCCCAATTTAGTTTGGCTTTAGATATCAATTCCTGAATGAAACTAGAGGGGGCGCCCGAGCGAAGTAGCGAAAGTAGCGCGGAATAGGCTAAGGCAACCGATTCCACGTCTCCATTAGTTGATCTGATTACCAACTCAGATAGATTATCTTTTGATAGTTTTTCCAAGGCTGAAACATGCATGCTTGCTAATAATTTTCGATATAAGTAAGCTGGCGTATTGGCAAAGACGTACGCTTCAATTATTTCATTGGGAACTTTGATTTCCATATACTTTTATCCTAAAATATCGCACGTTTGAAAAATTATAGGGGCAATTATTTGCCCAGTGAGAAAATTCAGCAAATTTCCCCCATTTGCTGACAACTCTTGGAACTCCTAACCCACTTTCATTTGGGGAAGACACAACTATTCCTGAATGTTCAAAGTCCCCATCTGGAGAGAAATATATAATTACATCACCCGGTAACACATTAGTCGAATTAATTTGAATATAGTCATCTTCCTTTAGTATCTGCTTCAGATCCTCTGCTCTATATATGCCCGTACGGCGCGAAGCAAATGTCATCCCATGACAGTTGTATCGCGGTGTAGCATCTGTTCTTAGATGAGTACTATCATTTTCATATTTTTTAAAAAGAGAAAATTGATTTTTCTCAGTAATATCAATTTCAGTTATCTGAGCATTTTCAATTTTGCACCCTTTTGCGGTTGCGAGATCAATTGTTACTTCAGAAAGTTGACTGCCTATTAGAATCATTAGCTGCCTTTGAGAAAAAATGTTCTTTCTGTCAAGAACACGAAGCTCCTCAGGATAGCATATTTCTGTACACAAATGATGCCTTGTGTCAACTTATGCAAAAGTACTTTTGTTGCATCTCATCTTAGAACATACGCCCGCTCGATTGGAAGTTCAAGTACTGCTTACATTTTGTAGCAATGGACACTTAATATTGTTTCATTTTATGCAATATTGAATTATGCTTCATAGTAGGAAAATACTCAAAGGCACGTTCAATTGCACAAGTGTCGTTCACAGGGCTGAGTTAAGGTACTTTGAGTCTGTGCTGTGACTATCATGACGGCAGTATGAGCATGAAAAACCTATGGGAAAACGGTCTGATTGAAAATAGAAGAACTGAAGTGGGGACAATGGCAACATGGCTCGCTGACGAGAGCTGTGTTCGTCGATTTTCTAAAGGCCTTGGCGTTCGTACTGGGCTCGATTGCGATACTTGTGCTTTGTCCTTATGATGGGACGACGATAGGGTTAAGATAACATACCGAAAGTTGCTTGGTTATACTGCAATAACTTCGAAAGTGATGTTAATTTATCATGCTTCTGGAATAGTTTGCTCCTCAAACACAAAAAACTCGCCATGGATGGCCGCTTGTACTGCTGCTATAATGTCACCTTTGCGGAGCAGAAACGGGCCGCAAGCCCGCATGGTTGTTGAGTTCCTTGTCGAGCTTCCCAAGCTTGCGCTTGAGCCCCGTCCTCGAAGGGCGTAGGCTATGGACTGCAGACCGAAAGTCTAAGACCTGAAAACTTCTGTGTTCCTTTCAATCGACGGTACGAAAGTAGGTACATTAATAGTGGGTGACAGTGTGGGGCTTATGAATACTAGTTATGTGCATTACACCGCTTCCGCCAGGAAATAAAAAGAAGAGCCGCCCCCTTGGGCGGCTTTTTTATTTCCTGGCGGAAGCGAGCAGGGCGGCGCCCCGAATCCTCCAACCGCTGCCGCTGCGCGGCAGCCCCGCGCGCCTTGGGCGCGCGTTCGTGCTTCCAATCAGTTTTGCGACTGAGCCAACTGTCACAGAACCCCACGCCTCAGTCCGTGTCTGAACGCCAAACCTGACCCTCGCGTTAGTGCACGTGGTGTACTGGCCAAGGAATTTGCAGGGGAAGTGGGAGAGTCTCCCTTACAATAATAGGTGTTTTGCCCCCATGCTTACTTACGTTCTTGTAAGCATGATTTTTGCTTGTTAATAGTTAATTTTTTACTTTTTCAACAACTTGATTAAAGAAAATATTTACTCAAAAATGGAAATTTAAGTTATCTTTAAGACAAAAAAGGAGACATTTTTCTCTTTTATTGATGAGGCAAAAATGCACGTTAACAAACTTGATGAACCCATATTTGCTATTGCAGCCAACCAAAATTATGACTGTTTAAGGCATGACGGTCTAACAGCGCAAAAAGTCGATGTCGGAGTCATTTTTCAAGAAATGCTAGGCACAGCGACTGCGGCCGCCTACTTGGCGAAAAACAACGTTCCTATGCACATAGCTCTCCGGGTCTTGACGCAAACCCATCGTAAGGCTACGAAATGAGGGGATGGCTGTTGTTGCTGAGTAGCTAACGTACGAAAAAATCTGTCATTTTGTTGTCATTCCCAGGCTAAAACACCCCCAAATAATGACAGCTTTCTTCTAGCTAACTACTTGATTCTAAAAATTCAGTGGTGGAGACGTCTGGGACCGAACTTGCCTCGCCAAGTGGCCAAGCGCGATAAACTTTTTCTACGGTTTTGGTGTTGGTATGAGGTAGCCCTTGATGACGTGCTGGACCAAGGCTTGCGGCGCCTCGTCAAGGTGGTCAGTAAACTTTACATATCCAGCCACCAGTTGAGTAGGGTTTCATCATTGTCGTCATCGAGGTTGGCGTAGATATTGGCGAAGTACCATTCCACGCCCGTTGCTTCGCGGAAGGCGTCGGAGGGACCGTTGACGTTGTAAATGCCGTGGTGTCCCGGCACGTTGAAGGTCAGATTGCCTTCATATTGGCCGTCCATGGTGCCGCCAAGCTGCTTTTGCACGTCGTACTCGAGCTGGTCGACTGCGGACTGGCTCACGGCATCGGCATCGTAGATCTGGATGCAGAAGTTGCCGCCGCGCTTTAATACTTGTGCAGGGGAGAGCGGGTCGGCGATGTTTAGATGTCGCCGTGCGCCAGGTTCAGGGCCAAGCCGGGTGACGCCAGCAGTTCGAAGACGTGCTCGGCAATCTGGTGCGCCGGCAGAGTTTCGTACGTGGGGCCGTCGGTGTCTTCGTCTGCCAGTACGCGGATGTGTGGTATGCCTTTACAATTGATGTTTTCCATTAACTCTTTCAT